CCTCATCTGCCCGGCGTCACGGGCTTCAGTCTCCCCGTGGTCCGCGCGACAAAGGGCGCGGCAGCTATGACGATTCCTGAACAGATCACGCAGTGGTCGAACACGCGCGCCCCGAAAGCGTCGCGCATGGCCGAGTTAATGGCGAAGTCCGCCGAAACCGGCGTCACCCTCGACGAACAGCAAAGCGAGGAATACGACGGTCTCGAGAAAGAAATCGAGAGCATCGACAAGCATCTCCTCCGGCTCAAGGCCCAGGAGAAAGCGAACCTCACCAACGCCACGGCGATCACCACCACGCACAGCCAAGTCACTGCGAGCGAGCTGCGCGGTGGCCACACGCCGGTCATCACGGTGAAGTCCCAACTCCAACCAGGGCAACTGTTCGTGCGCGCGTGTATGTCGATGGCTCGCGGCAAGGGCGACTCCTATCAGACACTGCACTACGCGAAGCAATGGAAGGACTCGCCGGAAGTCGAGCACATCATCGAGCACATGTGGAACACCAAAGCGGCCGTCGCTGTCGGAACAACGACAGACGCTACATGGGCTGGACCATTAGTCGTGACGCAACCCTTGAATGAATTCCTCGAGCTGCTTCGCCCGCGCACGCTCTTGGGAAAAATTCCTGGGCTACGCCAAGTCCCATTTAACGTTAGCGTGCCGAGTCAGACCACCGGAGGAACCTACGCCTGGGTCGGGCAGAACAAACCGAAGCCGGTGACGAAGGCTGACTACGCCACGGTGACCGTACCCTTCGCGAAGGCGGCTGGGATCATCGTGTTGAGCGAAGAACTGGTCAAGCTCTCAACGCCATCGGCGGAAATGCTCGTCCGTGAGGAAATGATCGCGGGGATGGCCGCGTTCCTCGATACGCAGTTTGTGGATCCTGCGGTCGCGGTCGCGGCGAATGTCTCACCCGCATCAATCACCAACGGCGCGGCCACGATCGCCTCGAGCGGCGTCACTGGCGCGGCGGCGAAGACTGATCTCGCGTCGCGGGTCGCGGTGTTTGCGGCGGCCAACATTCCGCTGGAGAGTTCCGTCTGGTTAATGAACGACAGCAACGCCTTTGGGCTCGCGATGTCGGTCAATGCCCTCGGCCAGCCCTTGTTCCCCGGTATGTCGATCACTGGAGGGACGATCTTCGGGATTCCCGTTGTCGTCAGCAACAACGTGGGACTCCGCGTGATTCTGGTCCATGCGCCCTCGATTCTGTTTGCCGATGAAGGCGGCGTCAGGATCGATGTCTCGCGCGAGGCCTCCGTTCAAATGGATTCCGCGCCTACAGACACGGTCGACGCGACGACCGTTTACCTTTCGCTATGGCAGCGCGATCTGATCGGTCTCAAGGCCGAACGCATGATTACGTGGATTCGTGCGCGGACTGCGGCTGTTACGTACATCACAACGGCTGCCGCCTACAACGGAACGTAGTGAACGACGTGCGCGTCTAGGGTCATTCCCGAATCCCCGTTTCCTAGCGGGTTGACGCGCACGATTTCTCTAGGGGCTTCTGTAGGAGGAAGCGCAAATGCCTTGCAAGGCACGGTACGCCAAAGATCCAGAGAAGTGGCGGGAGAAGGCACGACAGTGGCACGCCGAGCACCGCGACAGAGCGTTAGCAGCCTCGAAAGCTTGGCGGGCAAAGAATCTAGCAATCGCGCGTGAGCGAGCCAAGGCGAGACACGTTAAGAATCTTGAGCGCGATCGAGCTAGGAGTAAGGCGTGGAGTGCGGCGAACCGCGAGCGAGAACGCGAGTTATCGAAAGCCTGGCGTAATGCGAATCGTGAGCGGGATCGACGAATACATCAGGCGTGGGCGGCGGCACATCCAGATCGGCGTCTCGCGATTAGTTGGCGAGCTAAGCAAAAACGCCGATCGTCTGAGCGTGGGGCCTTTATCGAATACGTCGACCGGGATGTCGTGTTCAGAAGAGACAAAGGGAAGTGCGGTATCTGTAAACGAAGGGTTGATCCTGGCAGCCGCTGGCACCTTGATCACATTGTGCCCCTTGCGAAAGGTGGCACACATTGCTACGACAACGTGCAGTTAGCACATGGACGCTGCAATATTTCTAAGGGTGCGAAGGTGCCGAAGGGTCAACCGACGTTGTTTCAGGTAGTGCCGAAGTGAACCGCTACCTCTACCGCGTGACCTACACGTTGCCGGACGGCTCGACCCCGATCGCCGGAGAGTCGACGGTGTACGAGCCGGTATGCGTGCGGGCGGCGACTGAGGCGGACGCGCTCGCGGAGGTGACGACGGCGACGACGCGCTATCTGGAGGCGTCGGGGGCGACGCGGACGATGACCCTGGTCCTCACGACGGCGGACGTATGAGACTGGCGATTGGCGGGCCGACACGGGACCAGGTGCCGGCCGCCTTCGCCGTCGACGTCGCCCAGCTCTACGCCTACACGCGCGAACGGGGACCGTGGGGGTCGGACGTCACGATCGGGTGGGTGGCGTCAACCTACATCCATGTCGGCCGCGAATGGTTTCTCGAAGCGGCGATCAAACAGCACGCGACGCACGTCCTCTGGCTCGATACGGACATGAGTGTTCCACGTGAAACAGCCGTCTTGCTGTTCATGCACGACACGCCGATCGTGGCGTGCAACTACCTCGTGCGGCAGGACTCTGGACTGTTCACGGCATCGCGAGACGGGCAGCGGGTGCCGACGCGCGCAGACAGCACCGGCCTCGAGGCCGTCGAGTATGTCGGCCTGGGCGCGATGCTGATGCGGACGGACGTCGTTGCGGGTCTCGGGCGGCCGTGGTTTCGGCATGGGCTGAACGAGCTGGGCGGCGATGTTGGCGAGGACGTGATGTTCTGCCGCGGCCTCGGACGCGCCGGCCACACGATCTACATCGACCACGATCTCTCGAAACAGGTGGGGCACATTGGCCAGCATACGTACCGAATCGAAGCCGACCCCGTCGAAGTCTGAACAGGCCATCGTCGAACTGAAACCGCCGCCGGAATTCGGGTTCAGCGGGACGGCGAAGTTCCTCGTGGTGGAGCAGGCGGCGGAGATCGAGGAACTCCTGAAGCGCGGCTATACGAAGGTGGAGCGTGGCTGAGACGGCCATGCGCGAGCGCGCGATCCTCGAGCATCCGGCCGCCGTGCCGGGCTGGTTCCATCACGGCCAAAAAATCCTCGAACTGGTGGAACAGCATCGCCCAAAGGTCTGCGTCGAACTTGGGACGTGGCTGGGCGCCTCCGCGATTCCCGTCGCGCTGTCGATCCGCCGGTGGGGTGGGGTGCTCACCTGTATCGATACGTGGTCGGAGGATATTTACCACGGGTCGGCCCAGACCTCGCCGTGGCTGCTTGTGACGTGTGCGCGGAACCTCGTCGGCGCGGGCGTCGCCAACGTGCGGCTCATGCCGACGACGACGCGCGAGGCGGCGAAGACGTGGACGGAGCCAATCGACTACCTCTACATCGACGCGGACCATTCGTATGAGGCCGTGCTCGCCGACCTTGACGCCTGGGTGCCGCATGTCCGCAAGGGCGGCCTGATTCTCGGCGACGACTACGGGAACCGCTCGTTCCCTGGTGTCCAGCGGGCGTGGGACTGCTACGAGGTATACGCCGGACTGCAGTTCACGCGCTATCAGTCGACGCCGCCGCATCCGGACGGCGTCCAGTTGATCTACGGCACGGTGTAAAGGAGACGGCATGGCGAAGGACAAGGACGACAACGGCACCGACGAGAAACCCAAGACGACCACGATGAAAGCCGTCCAGCCCCACAGCTATCACGGCAAGGACTACGAAGTCGGCGACACCTACGAAGCCGACGAGGGCGACGTGGCCACCATTCAAGTGCAGGGGAAAGGCTACCCGGCCGATCCGAAACCGCCCGCGAAAGTCAAAGAGACGAAGAAGTAACGGTGCATCTCGCGCTGCGGATGTTCGGGCGTCAGATCGAGCTGTCCACGAAAGGGCTGCAGCTCAATCCTCTGTCCACGCAGGGTGGCTGGTGGCCGCTCGTGTCCGAACCATTTACCGGAGCCTGGCAACGGGACGTCCAAATCAGTGCGGGCTCGGCGCTCAGTTACTTCGCGGTCTACGCGTGCTACCGGCTGATCACGACCGACATCGGCAAGCTGTGTCTGCGCCTGGTCGAACAGGATCGTCACGGCGTCTGGACTGAGACGGAAAGCGCGGCGTTCAGCCCCGTCCTGAGAAAACCCAACACGTATCAGACCATCAACAAGTACGTCGAGCAGTACATCGGCAGCAAGTTGTTGCACGGGAACGCGTACGTGCTCAAGGCTCGCGATCAACGTGGGGTAGTGAATGGCCTGTTCGTGCTGGACCCCACGCGCGTGACGCCGCTCGTCACCCCCGACGGCGCCGTCTACTATCGTTTGCGCCGTGATGATCTCTCAGGGGTGCAGGACGAAGTCATCGTGCCGGCGCGCGAGATCATTCACGATACCTACGTCGCCCCGTATCATCCCCTGATCGGGATCTCGCCGCTCTACGCGTGCGGGACCGCCGCCGTGCAAGGCCTCAGCATCCAGGCCAACAGCGAGAAGTTTTTCACCAACGGCTCGCAGCCGGCCGCGATTCTCACCGCCCCGCAAGGCATCACCAACGCGCAGGCCGAAGCCATTCAGTCACGCTGGCAAACCCAGTTCAGCGGGAACAACTACGGGAAGATTGCGGTGCTTGGCGGTGAGCTGAAGTTTAACCAACTGGCGATGAACGCCGTTGATAGCCAGTTGGTTGAGCAGCTCCGGATGACCGCGGAGCAGGTGTGCAGCGCCTTCGCTGTGGCGCCCTACCTGGTGGACATCGGCCCACCGCCACCGTACACCTGGGAATCCTTAATTCTCAAACATCACAGCCAGTGCATTCAGTCGCTCACGAACAGTTTCGAGGTCGCGCACGATGAAGGGCTCGGGTTGCTGCAGAAAGTCGATGGACGGCAACTCGGCGTTTCGTTCGACATCGACGATCTCATCTGGATGGACACGATCACGCGGGTGAACTCGGCGAAGACCGCGATCGAAGGCGGCGGGATGTCGCCCAATGAGGCGCGGTGGAAGTTCCACGGGCTCGGGCCGACGCCTGGCGGGAAGTCCGTCCTCGCGCAGCAGCAGAACTACTCCCTCGCCGCGCTCGCCGAACGCGACGCGAACGATCCGTTTGCGAAGCCGACGCCGCAAGCCCCGCAGCTCCCGCCGGATGAGGCCGTCGACGAGGACATGGCGGACAAGGCGGCCAGCTTTCTCGTCGAGTTCCACAAGCACCTCGCGCTGGAGTCCACGCCGTGACGCAACAGGAACTCGCGGCGGCGATGGCCGGCATGGTCAAGGACTATGTCCGGGCAGACCGGGCGGCGCTCGAGACGCGGCTGGCGCTCGCCGAAGCCCGACTCGCCAGCCTCGAACCGATCACCAAGGAATTTGGGCAGCTACGCGAACGCGTGGCGCTCGTCGAAGTCAGGCCCGTGCAGCCCGGCCCCCCGGGCGATCCCGGCCCCCCCGGGAAAGACGGGACGGACGGCAAGCCGGGCCTGACCTACTGCGGCGTCTACGTGGAGGGGAAGCAGTACGAGCGCGGCGACCTCGCGACCTGGGCGGGGGCCACCTGGCACTGTAACGAACCGACGGAGACGAAACCCGGCGACGGGTCGAAGGCGTGGACGTTGATGGTGAAGCGCGGCCGCGATGGGAAGGACGGGAAGCCGTGACGTACGGCTTTGTCTCAGTTGCGACGCATCCCCGGGAATGCCGTATCGCGCGGGTGCGTGTCAACGGCATCGATGTGACTAGGGACTGCTTCGCGGCCGACGACGAGCAGGGGTTCGCGGACTGTTTCGAGCGCAACGAGCACGGGCGCCATTATGCGCGGGACGGCAACGTCGCGAGGCAGCGATTGACAGGTGCCGTCGTCATTGACTTTCCGCAAGGACTGGACTGATGGCCGCCGTCCTCGTCACGCTCGCCACGGCAAAATTGCACCTCAGGATTACGACCGCGGCGCTCGACCCAGGGGATCTCGACATCCAACTGAAACTGGATCAGGCGGAAGCGGTGATCCTCGACTACCTCGACACCTCCGCCGATGCCGCGTGGGTCTCGCCGGCCACCGCGCCGGGCTGGGTGACGGCGTCGATCCTGCTCGCGTTGACCGACCTGTACGAACACAGGGGCGATGATCAGACGCTCTCCGAGAAGACCTGGGAAGCGGTGACGCGCCTGCTCGTGCGGGCGAGAAACCCGGCGCTCGCCTAATGAGTGTCGTTGAGATCGGCAAACGGATCCACGTCGTGAGCCTCGCGAACACCACCACGACGCCGGATGGGGACGGCGGCTTTACGGAGACCTTGACACCGCTCACGCCGGCCACGCTCTATGCCGACATCCGGCCGGCGACGGCGCGTGACCTCGAACGGATGGCGGCCGGCACGGTGATCTCGACGGAGATGTTGCTCGTGACGATTCCCTATCACGCGAGCGTGACGACGAAGACGCGGCTGACGTGGACCGACCGCGGGGGCCGGGCGCATTCCGCGAATGTCGTGGGGGTAAACAACCCGGAGCAGCGGTGCGTGGACCTCGTCCTGGTCGCCGTGGAAGTCGTGAACTGATGGCCAGCTCGATGCGCTGGGACGGTTTGCGCGAGCTGCGCGAAGAGCTGCGGCAGTTGCCGGAGGCCTGTCGCGGCGAAGCGGCCAAAGTCGTCGAGGGCGAAGTGAACGCCGCGTACGTCACGGTCAAGCGGGTGTACGAGGCGCATCGGTTCACCGGGTTTCTGTCGAGGAAGTTGATGATCGAGCCGTTGAAGATCCGCGGCGCGTTGACCACCGGCCTGGTGTTACGGAGTGCCTCACCGCTGGCGTGGCTGTTCGACAACGGCACGCAGGCGCGGCACTACATCACCGTCAACGGCGTCAAGCATGTCACGGGCCGGATGCCGGGGTTTCATATCTTCGGACGAACCGCGGCATTTACCCGACGAAAGATCCGCGCGTTGCTGATCGAGATGGTGAAGCGCCACGGGGCCGCGAAGGTGATGGACGATGGCCGGTGACAGTTCGGACATCGGCAACGCCCTCGTGACGAAGCTCGGCGCCGACGCCGCGCTCCTCGCCCTCTGTCCGAACGGCACCTATTGGGACGAGGCCCCGGCCGGGTCCACGCGG